ATTAGCCGTGCTATCTTCTGGTCCAGCCATGATAGCACCACCAGCACCACCTTGAACAGCATTAGTGATAACACGAGGAAGAAGTTTCTCAGTATTACCGATCTTGATCTTGTTGAGGGGCGAGAGTACCGCCCCCGTCCCGAGTACTTCGCCGCCCCCCGTAGCGAAGCCACTGGCGTTCGGGAAATTCCGGGCCTGCTTCTCTTTATATTCCTGCTCATTTGCCCCCGCAGCCTCTTCGAACTTGTCAAGAACCTCTGGGCCAACCAAGCCCATTTCCGATGCCGCACGTAGACCCAGACGGATAGCACCCTCCGTACCGCGCATGAATCCGCGCTTCGCACCCATGCCCCCCGGACCGAGGATCTTGGCCTCCATATCTGGGGGATCTATGCCGTAGTTGTTGGCGGACACAGTAGTCTGTCCACGCCCCTTACTCGCCGCCATAGCCTGGAACTGTTCGTCCGTGACATTGTCCGGCACGTTGCGAATAACCGTACCGTCCGGCAGGGGGAGATCTCTTGGCATTATTGCTTACTCCAGTCCTTAAAATCCATCTCTTTCGGAGGAGCCGCTGCTGGCGCGGGCTGGACGTTGTGGGACTTCGCTTTGCGACCCTTCGTGTGTTCTTCCACCAGAGCCATCTGTTCCTTGGAGAGAAGGCTATCCCCGAATTTCTCCTTCATAGCCTGTTCTACGCGCTGCTCCATGTTTTCGTCATTATCAGATCCCGCAATCTTGTCTCGGACATCTGCTTCGTATCTGGCTCGTTTGGCAATTTCTGTGAACACATGATTGAGAACCGCCCTACCTTCTTTATACATGGAAAGAGTAGGGAGAGCCTGCAATGCTTGCCGAGCTTCGTAGTCAGAAGTAGAACCTGAACCCAGCACCCTCATCGCCGGACCTAGGCGAGCTGCAATCGCGTCCGCTAATTGCGCTCGGTTTGTAACATCCTTAGCCCACGGGAAGAACTGGTTTACACTCTGGATTTTGGCAGCGAGAGGACCGCCCTCCAAATCTCCCAAACTCTCCACCATCAGTTGAACATCCCGAGCATTCTTGGTGGCTGCTCTAGCTTCTTTTTGAATCTCGGCGGTGGCTTGCGCTCGCTGCTTCCGTATCTCTTTTTCATACGGAACATTCACTATGTTCCGGTTGGCGCTGCTCTTACCAATATCTTTCTTAGCTGCGATCACTTCAGGCACCATACGACGATTGCCCTGGGGATCCCATTCAGCAATCTTGTCTGGATCACCGTATGCCTTATTGATAGCCGCCATGTGAAGAGCATTGCGGTAGTCATGTACTGGAACTTCTGGTGCGGCTATTTCTATGCCACCGGGGGCCGCAGGTTGCCCATTTGCGCCTTGTGGCGACGCCACCATTGCGTTTGCTGGTTGCCCCGTGGGCATTGGTACCCCAGCATAGCGTAACGCACCAAACTCGGAAGGGTTGCCACCAAACTGATTCCATCCACCATTCTGGTACTGTAGAGAATCGTAGGCGGATTTAGCTGCGTCTGTTTGCGGACCCTGTACCTTAAAGTTAGATTCATAGTCTGCCCGATGGTTGGCTAGGGTGTCCTTGACCCCCATGACCTGCGCTTGCATCTGCTGCATGAAGCCCGGCACCAGTGCTTGCTCATCCGGCAACTGGGACACATCCAGTTCCAAACCCTGTGCTTTCAGTCGGTAGGCTTCACGATGAAGGTCTGCCAAAGAGGGTTCTGGGCCAAGGGCAGCGAGTGAATTCGCTACCATGTTCATGTTCTTTTCAGCCCGTTCCAACGCAGCCTTCTTATTGTCGTTGGTGGACTTATCCCGCGCCAGCCTGTCTGATTGGAACTGGTGGGAAATTTTCCCGGCTACATCTGGCCCTACTAGAGGAACAAGGTTCGCCATCGTGGCACGTTCATCGATTTGCCCATCCGGGCCGATGACAGTAGCTTGACGCAAGAGATCTTGCCGCCCACGTTCATCTCGCGTAGCGCGCTGGTTTTCAATAGCGTGGCTGAGATTCAGCGCGTTGCCGACTGTAGCAAGGGGATCTTGCTTCTGCTGGTTACCACTGAGAATGATGCTTGCGTCAAGAGCAGCCATTACTTGTTTCCTCCCTGCTTGTACTTCAGGTATTTCTCAGCCTGCACTGCTTTCTGCTTCTTCAGCATATCGTCGTACGTCTTTTGGTCCACTTGCTTCATCACTGAAGAAGGCTTGTTGGTGGCCAGAGCGTTGACCGGTTCCGGCGTATCTTCGAAGTCTTCCTCAGTGTACGCCCCAGAATCAACAAGCGCCTTCTTCACACGAAGGGAGGGCTTGGCTTTCGCGGACTCGAGTGGAGTTCCCATGATCTCTAGCCCACGTTAGGCATTGTGGAAGAATTGGGGCCATAGCCGGGCAATGGCCGCGTCCCCCAGACGTTGCCCGTACCCCCGCTGTCGTTGAGGTAGTTACCGACCACCATTCCGGTGCCCACGGAGTTTGCCACGTTGCCAATCTGGTTACCCGTGTTGACATAATTCGCAGCTTGTGCATTGCCTATGGCCCCATACTGACCTGTAATCTGATTGGCCGCGTTCGTCCCGGCTGCGGCGGTTCCCTGCGTCGCGCCAAGACCAGAGTTAATCACGCCCCCGAGGAAACCATACTGACGAGACTTATTGGCCGCGTCACGGTTGAATGCCTCGTTGTACTTGGTACCGGCGTAGTCCGTGTTGTAGCGAGAGAGTTCCTTCAGGGCGTTGCCGGTAAAGTACCCACCGCGAGCGATAGCGCCTTGGTTGAGCGCATTCTGCCCCTGCGTCTTTTGGAACTGGTAGCCGGGTTCGTTCTCGAGATCTTGCCCGGTAAAGTTCTTCATCAGGGAGCCATAGTCCCCATCCGGAGCCAGCCCCGCCTTGCTCGCGTTGTATTCTTCCATCGCTTTGTTGTAGGCGTTTTCATCGAAAACGTCCCGCGCCGCGCTGCCACTGGTTCCCCCACCAGCGGGAAGAAGATTTAGAGGACCACCCTGCATCCAACTATGCTTCCCCTTCTGCGCGGGCACTGCCGCGATATGCTGGGTGAATTGTTCCCTTGTGGGTTCCGTACCAATGCCGGAATACGCATACGGATCCCCCAACCCAAGGAGGAAATTCTGCCTGTCTAGGGCCTGTACCCCAGATTTACGGAATGGGGCAAAGTCCGCGCGCGTAGTGTCGTACTGCCGTCGTTGCTCGCCAATACTCAGGTTTGCCGCGTCCGTCTGGGCATCCGCTGCCCTATCTCCACCAATGATGGAACTAGCTCCACCAACCAGTGCGCCGCCGACAATTGCTTCAGCTATGCCCATGTTTTTTCACCTTGACGTAACGTCCGGGTTCCATTTCTACAAACCCTAATCTTTTCACGAACTGCTCACCTGCGGGAGTATTGGTGGATGTGGTGGCATAGCCGTATTCATTCAGAACTCTTTCTAGAGTATTCCGTAGAACACGTTTGGAAAGCCACCGCCCGTATCCGTCGCTGATGCAAGCATGAATCTCAGGTCCGAAGATCAACACAGCCCCGACCACTGTGTGATCTACCAGCACAGGATGAACTTCCCAATTCGCTAGACTAGACACGAACTGTGGGAAGTCCATCTGTGGCAAGCTGTACTTGGCGGAAACAAACGCCAAGGCCAGAGCCTCTAGTCGGGTTTGGTCAATCATTTCTTTACGAATGTAGCCACAAGGTCTTGCGCCGCTTCCTTGAAGAAAGTCAGCGCGTGCTGTTGGTATTCTTGGTTTCGGGTTGCAATCGCTTGGTGCATATTGTACCCCCACGCGCAGTCGAAGTGGCAAGAATATTCATCGTTGTGGGGGGCATTCGTTGCGCGCCAGTCTTTGTTCAAGTAGTAGAACCAGAACTCAGACACCGGAGGCCATTGATGGGTCAGGTCGCCGTAGGCACGGCAGCTAGACCAATGCGGAACGATGACGGTGCACTTGGCGTCGGGCTTGAGTACCCGGTATAATTCATTGACGAAATGGATGCGTTCCTGCGCCGTCAGGTGTTCGATGAAATGAGAGCAGTGCGCCTCCTCCACCGAATCATCCTTCCACGGCCACGGCTGGCGCAGATCAACGACGTGCTTCTGCCCGAAGTTACGGGAGTCCACACCTACAAATCCTTCTCGCGGGTTCTTGCCACAGCCGAGGTCCAACTTCAGTGGTTCCTCTACCAGCGCAACCTTCGCTTGTTTCTTAGCCATTTTCCTCACCAGTTGGTGTCTGTTTGATATTCGTAGTGCCCGACTTTAACGGAACAGTCAATTGCGCACAGGTAGCCGTACTTGTGAGCATCAGCCCAGAAGTACAGGTCCTGCGTTGCCACACCACCTTCTTTCTGTGTGTGGAACCACGGACGACGTAGCCGCGCGTCCTTGAACATGGACATGCGGAAAAGGTTGAAGCCCATGCCGGTGCCGTAGCACTCGACCAGACCGCCGTTAAGGTCAGGATTCTGTGGACGGTAATTTGGTAGAGGATCATTGATGTCTCCCCAAATCTGTGCCACGCCGCCCTCACCCTTAGTGAAGTACAGACCGCCCACGCACGCGAGATTCTTGTCCGCTTCCAGGCGTTCGATCAGTTTGATAACGCCGTCCGGCGGGGGCGTATTGTCGTGCTCCACCGTCAGGATGTATTCCCACTGGGAAAGCTCCGGGTGGGCCAAGATCTGTTCGATGGCCGTGGAGTAGGCGTCTCCAACTTCCATCCCTTGCGCAAGAATACGTACCACACCATTGTTCGGGGGGAACATGAGGTTCCAATGCGTCAGGGCTACCTTGGCCGGGATCAGGTCAGCTGCCGGCAGGATGACGACAATACGCTGCTTTTTCCAACTGCCACCTTTCAGTAGGCGGATATTGGTCTTGGCAAGATCCTGGTTGTGCGAACCACCGAAGTCTTGGATTACGAGTTGGGGTTTCATGCTAATGCTGCCTCCAGAGCTTCTCTTACATGGCGGGTAGCCACCGACGGGTCAAGTTGACATTCTGAACGGGGGTTGGCGAACTCGCCGGGTTTGAACCATTGCGGTTTCAGGCTCATCATCTCGGCCAATTCGTGCGTCCAGATGACTCCATTGTTGACAAGGTTATAGGGGCCAGACTTACGATCTTCGATGAGACTAGCCGCGTGGGTCAACATTTCGTCAATTTCGCTGAGACTGTTGTACCCGTCCAACAGCTTGCCGGTTTCCGCGTACTTGCGCAGCTTAGTCAGCAGATTCTTGGGGTGGTCACCGGAACAGAACGGCATACGCACACGCAAGACCAGAGCCTTATCCACCAAGTATTGATCTGAAATCAATTTGCTGGCGCTGTATGTGGAAGAATCATAGTTAGGCAGATCGTATGCAGACCACGGGCCACCCTGATAAATGCACCCGCTGCTGAAGTGTACCAATCTCTTTCCGTAGCACCGCTGCTGGAGTTCGATCGGGAACAGCGTGTTGGCCGCAATGGTCTCCGCCTTGTGGTCTTCGCATTCATCAACCGTGGGCACGCCTGTCCTACCGGCACAGTTGATGATAGTGTCAAAGTTACGGTACTCCCGCCAAATCTCGTTGTGAGAAACAAGGGGCACTCCCATTAACTCCGAGAGTTTGGTCCCCACCCAGCCACGACCTACGATAACAGCGTCCACTTTACCCTCGAGTCACAGAAAGCAGTACCAGATCTTGCGGGCGCACCGTCCATCCGTATGCTGTCAAAGCATGCCCAATGACCGCATTGGCGAAGGTTGTCTGAATCTGCTGCGCGCTGTCAGATAACCCTATAGTGGCTTTAACATACACAAGCCTGAAATCAAAAGTATCTCTGTTCCAGAAATTTGTAACCAAAGTCACTTGCATTGCGTATACGTCATCAGAAACTACAACTAGTTCGGTATCCTGGATAGCAAAAACTGTCGCATATGTAGCCACGCCAACTCCTTATGTCTGGTAAAACAGATTAGGGACAATTCTACCAATTGCTCCCTGCGCCGTGCAATTTGAAACTGCTATCGTAGTTTGAGGAACAGAACTCGCTGGACAGACCACCCCATCAAGAATCCCGAGCCACGCGCCACCAATCCTACGAGTCATATTAGAACCCGTAGTATATGCAGACGAAAAAGAACCTATTGGAGCTAAGGAGAATCCTTGGTGGTCTACCCCCATCCAAAAGCCAGCTATGCCGTTTGAAAAACTTACTGTTGATTTTGTATCGTGGACTCCAACCCAGTATCTTCCGGGAGTGAGCGTTTGTGCGCCGATTGGAAAATTAACTAGCTTGTTCCCCGTATACCCGGAAGATAGGTTGAGCCCTGCTGAGCTTGTCAGGGTGTATGTATACCCCGCAGAATTGGTTGAGTTTGGTTGGCTTATGGAAATCGTGCTGTTGTTGTAGGTCAGTGCCAAACTAAACGATTGATGAGTCAGAGCCGACAGAATAGAAGTACTGCCCCCAGTGCCTTGTGAATAGATCCCCGCCCAAATTTTGTGTGTCTGCCGACAGGAAGATGTTCCAGCAGTGGCAAACGCTATGGAAATCGGAAGTTGCAGGATGTGGCAAGCTAGGTGCTCTTGCACATCGAAAGCGTAAAGTCTTAGACTACAGCTATCCGAAGCCGTCCAATTTAGGCCAGCAGAGTTGGTAAAGTGCGAATATGCCAATTCTGACAGGGTTACTCCCCCGCCCCCTGCCGCCACAGAAGCAGTGATAGACTGCGAACTTGCACCGGTACCTAGCCCAAAGGATACCCCATTACTGTTCGCGAAGATGACAGATTGCAAGTTCTGGCTAGTCGTGCCGGCTGAGAAGTTGACTGCGCCTCCGCCGCCCGGAGCAGCTACACTCAGCGACAGATTGAGACCCGCGCTGTTGTGCGTCATGGAGCCGCTGATGTTCGCACCCGCGAAACCGGTGGACGTTCCTGCAAGACCCACACCATCCAAACGGAACCCTGCGCTATTGAGCGTGACCAGCGCACCCCCTGTAATTGCCGTCGTGGTGCCGGCGTAACCTCCAGCGTTAAACGAGATACCGCTGCTATTCACCGTCCAAGTTACGTTGGTCTGCGCAGTGTTCAAGCCTACGCCGTCGTTAGACGCGCGAGCTGTGGTCAGGTAGGCACCCTGCGACTGGTAGTTAGTGGCAACCGTCGCCGTTATGGACTGTGAACTTGCCCCCGTTCCAAGTCCAAAACTGACACCGTTGGAGTTGGCAAAGATTACCGACTGAAGATTGTTGCTGGTAGTGCCGGCAGAGAAGTTGACCGCGCCCCCACCACCCGCCGCCGCAGCGGACATCGACAGGTTGAGGCCATTGGAATTCAGCGTCATGGAACCGCTGAGATTGGCCCCGTTGAACGTCGTACCCGTGCCGGCGTAGCCCGCAGCATTCAGACTGATGCCGCTACTGTTCACCGTCCAAGTTACGTTGGTCTGCGCTGTGTTCAATCCCACAGCGTCGTTGCTGGCCCGTGCAGTGGTCAGGTAAGCTCCCGCAGATTGCAGCGCCGTGGTGATGTTAGAAGCCAACCCCCACGTGAATGCATTGCCCACGCGAGACGAGGACAGGCTGGAACCCGTATTGAACGAGAATGTGCCCGTGCTGCCATTGATGGAGTTAACTACTTGATCAGACTGCGCAGCAGTGGTCAGCCCATTGTGGGAACCCGTGATTACGGAACCGTTCAATCCAAAGCTGACACCGTTCTGATTGCTGAACGTGATGGCTGACAAGTTCTGGCTTGTCGTGCCCGCCGACACGTTGATGTTCGTTATGCCGCCGCCACCCCCCGCCGCTGCGCTCAAGCTGAGCGTGAACCCCGCGCTATTGGAGTTCGTCGTGCCGGACAGGTTGGTAAGGAAGAGTGTCGGGTTGCCGTGGCTATGGTCGGACAACGCAGCCGTTGTCAGATATGCCCCAGCGGATTGGTAGTTCGTGGCCACCGTCGCCGTGATGACACTACCATTCAACCCGAAGCTGACGCCGTTAGAGTTACTGAACGTCAGGGCTGTGAGGTTGTTGCTGGTCGTGCCCGCGCTGATGTTGACCGAACCACCGCCACCACCGCCACCGATGTTGGATACAACAGGAATGCCAAGGCTGTTATATGGCTGACTCATACCGACTGAACCCCAGTGATTACGTAGTCCACAGAAGCGGCATTGGAGGCTTCCCCCTCGATCAAATCCCCCGGTTCCAATTGAATTGGTTCATCAAACACATCCGCACACTCGTTCAAGCCTAGCACCACTTGATAGAACTTGCGAGATGTGCCTGTGGCGTTCAAGTAGATTATGATGGTCTGCGCCGCAGCCCGTGAGAACACACGTAGCTGCTTCGTGTAGGTGGACGTCAGGGCTGGGGACGTGTACAGCGTCCCTTTGGCCGCTGGAAGCTGCCCGTCCGCAAGAACCTTTGGAGCGAATGTTGCCATTAGAGATCAGCGTACCCCAGAGGTTCCGGGTAGCCCGAACCGCCACCTCCACCACCGTAGGTCACCCACGTAAGGCCATTCCACCACTCTGTCTGCCCGGTGGTCTGATTGAAGTAGGGACGACCAATCCACAGGTCCGTAGTGGGTCGTCCAGTACTCGCGCCATAGCCCACAAGCCCGGTAACGAGCGCAGAAACACGGGCCATCCACTGCCGCATCGGCACCCGCGCCACCAGTTGTTCTTCAACCAGCGGTTCTTGCTGCGTCGGGATGATTATATTTTCACTCATGATCCAGCCTCTATCCATGCACCCAGAATAACGAACTTCGTAGGTTCTGCGTAGTTGATCTCGAACACCCAATCACTGCGAGCGGTGCCCCAACGACGGATAGATGCGCGGGTGGAATACTGTCCTTCCCGCCCTGCGGACACCCAACGTTCGCTGCTCCAGCTATTGCCACCGTCCTTGCTGCACCGGACCATCAACATCGGGTCAGAACCGTCACCGCTGGGAGTGGCGACTCCGGTCATCATGTCGAACCACACTTCATCCATGGACACGGGATACTGGTCGAATGCGTGGCGACCCCGAATCTGACGACGGATTACTTCACCATTATCCGTATAGTGCGCCGGATCGAAAGTGTAAATCTTGCCGTCGCGGTAGTCTGTTACCCGTGTCTTGTTGACGAAGTTCACCGCAGTCGCTGCTAGATGACGCCCGTAGTTTGTACTCGCCTTTTGCCAAGCAGTCGTAGATTGATCGTATACCCACGAAGCTTCGGCCGTGGGGAAATTGATCTGGTACATGGGGTGTTCATTCACCATGTACGCGAAAGCCTGAGCATCTTCTATCGTGGTGTACTGGTTGATGGTGTAACCCAATTCCTGTCCAGTGATGGGGGTGGCCTGATAACCTATCAGTTGCACTGCCTGAACTTCCCCAAGACGATTGCGGGCGAGCCACGCGGTGGAGTTGTTGTACTTCACTATGGAGGCGATCGCCGCAATACCCCATTCAATGACGGCACCAGAGATGTAGGCGAACGGCTGATCTGCATTAGTGGTGACACCCCAGAATTCCGTGGTCTTGTCCCCCAATAGGATCAACTGCCCACGGTCAACAAACACGCAGGCCAGATTATCTGGGGACTGTTCAGCGGATGCAACATTGGCAGAAGGCCACGTCAATCCATCAAAGAGATCGCTGTACTGAAACAACCCGCTATTCGGTACTTCTGCCGCGAATCGCCCACCCAAGAAAGTGCAGGTTCGCGCTCCGTTGGGGAAATTGCTGGCAATCTGCGAGAATGTGTTACTCACCGTGTCGAAGATGTAGCCATTCACTCCATCTACGATCAGAAGTTCCGTACCGTTGTCCGCCATGCAGACATAGCCGGTGGAGGTATTCAACGTGCCACGGACCGTGTAGGTTCCAGAGTTGTCTGTCTGATACAGCTTGTCCCCATTCACGGTGTACATGAACTCACTGACGGACAGTACATAACTGCCGCGTGCCGGATTCGCACCAATGTCCGTCAGTATTTCACAGCCGGGAAGATTGTAGTACGCGACCTTGGTCTTGTCTTCTTCCTTCTGGATTTCGGCGTAACAGTTCGTGCGTTGCTGGGCCGTCACATTCGGTGACTTCCCAGTTTGCCCCAGCCCGAACATGGGAAACCTCATAGCCAGATGTCTCCCCACACGTTGTATCCAGCATTCCGGCCAATCAGGATGCCGTCAAAGCGAGCCGTGACGTCTGTGTTGTTGATGCGCTTCAACCAAGCTTTGGACTCTTTGGCAAGTTTCTGCAAATCATCACTCGGTTTCTTATTGTATTGGGAACACTGCTCCACGGCCAGATTCTTGATGATGGCCCGCTTGTAGCCGGGCGGCAAACTGATCTGCGTGGTGAGGTCCGTGAATGATTGAATTTGCAACTGAGAGTTAATGTACAGCGACATCCCCGTAGAACCCGGCACCAAGTACAGGTAGATCGTACCGTTTGGGTACTGGGTATCGTAGAACAGGGCGTAGGGGATACCACCATTCGTTTTGAACGGGATACGGTTGTAGAGCAGTTGATCGATGATCTGGAGCGAGTAATCCACCCCCTGAAATCGAACGAACGCCCCAATAATCTTTTCAGGCCGGGTGGTCACAAACACACCAGTCGGGCCGATGGTATACGACGCTGTGCCGGACGTCAACGAGAAATTCTCTTGCTTCAACGCGAAGCACGCCAAACGTTCAGTCCACCACGTCTCGAGCATCAAATTCAGCGCATCCAGGCCATCATTCAGTTCATCACTGGTGATAGTGTCTTGAATGCCGAGAACAAGAATCTCTTTCAGAGATTTTTCGATCATGTCGGCTGCGGTGGTTACACTCATTTTTACTCCTAGAAACTCCCGGGCCTAAACCCGGGAGTTTGATCGCTCGCTACTGCAATTACATCATCAGTTCGACGACAGCGGCATGCTGTTGATCACGCACCACGAGATTTCCGTGGTGGCCGTGGCATTGGCAGTACCGAAGATCGTGAACGAACCAGCAGCAGGAACCACACGTTCGACACGAAGCAGCGTGCCGTCCGCAGCCGTCTGGTTCACCACCGCCATGCAGAAAGACGTGACGTCCACGCTGGCATTGGTGATGACCACAGACGAAGCGCCCGCAGCGATGGATGCCGTACCGCGCATCATCGTCGAGGTGAAAGCGCCCGTGGTAGCTGCCGAAGACGAAACAGACGCGATGCCTTGCGCCACCAGCGCGGCTTCCGTGGAAGCCGGAAATTCGGTGATCGCCCCAGCGGGCAGACCACCATACGCGCGAAGAAGTAGTACCATGATTGTGTCTCCTTGGACTTCTACAGCGGGTTAGATGGCGATGCGGGTCGACAGTTCCGGATAGGTCGCAGCCCATCCAAACAGCACGTCGAAACGCATGATGTAGTTGTCATTCACCCCGTCGTAGAACTCGATGACCCGGAGATTCATGCCACGATACGACTGAGTGGACGAATCGATGACACCCTTGCCACCGGGGGGAGCGTACAGCGGAACGGTCGCCAGCGTGAACGCGTCGCGGTGATAAGCCACGTTGCAGTCATAGCCGGCGGAAACCAAGCCGTACACGAGGAACGGCTGGCCCGTGGTGGGCGACGCCGTGACGTTTTGGAACGCGCCGCTGGGGATGATTGCAGGGCTGATCGGAATGCTGGTGGCACCCGAAGCGCAATCCGCCGTGACGACGAACTGTTGCAGAACACCCGTGTTCTGACGACTCTGCGGGTTGACCGCAAATACGCCCGGCAGAGTGATGATGGTACCACGAGTCAGCGAAGTACCGCCACCCGTCAACGCCACCGTCGTCACCGTGGAACCGGTCTGGTTCGCGCCGTTGATGTTCACGCCA